ACTGCCGCTGTTGTGTGTGCCGTCAGATGTGGTTGAAAATCGCAAGGGATGGCCAGAGTTACTGCTGTCCGACTGATCAAATCGATAGATTTGGCCCTCACTAACGTCTACACCGCTTGCTCCCGGCAATACCCCGTCTTGGTAATATTTGTTGCCAGAACCGGGATTGGCAACCGTTATCGCGTAAGTTGTAACATTCACAGTCACTGAAACACCGCTTCCGGTTACAGACGCAGAAAGACCGGTTACATTAACATCAACGTCCGCAACCGTTGCGTTTACGGCAACAACCCCTACTTTACCAAAGGCTTGCGGAGTATTTAAATCGGGGTTTTCAACAAGAGGAACCCCCACAAAAACGTTTAAAGGCTCAATCCTGTCCGGGCGAGGGTTTTGCAGCGCCTGCGGATCTATGGCTTTGCGACGAGGCTCAATCTGAGGTTGCTTGGGGTCATACTCATCTGGACCCACCAACATGCCCGTCCATTCTCTTCTCATCTCGTTAAGCTTGTAACGCTGTCCCGAGCGGTCAGAAATACCGTAAGCAAATTTACCTGATGCAAAATTACCCATGGCTATGGTCTCTGGTAAGCCATTGTTGGTTGAACATTAAAAGACGCTCGGTCCCGGTCTTCCGAGGCCGCTCTCTCAAACTCTTCTTCATACACCGCTTTTAAAAGCTGAACACGATCCGGGGCTTTTTTTATGGCAAGGTAATAAGCCAACCCCGCCGCCAAACAAGGATAAAACCGGAAGGGAATATCCATGGTGTTGGTGTACGTGTCCGCATCGTCCATGCGAACAAGCTTGTCAATGATGACCGTATCCGTGCTGTTTTCAGGGATCGGCCACAACTTCAACGTAGGGTTAATTTGACGATCCACAAAAAATTGTGACGGACGCGCCTGCTGAGTTTTACTAGGAATGTTGATGTAGTCACTACGGCTAATGCGATCAAGGGCATAATCCGTATCACTGCGACGAACAACCGCATTCAAAATATCAATCGTAGACGCGCCTAAAGCATAGTTTCCGGTCCCTTGTGTAAGGGTCACCGTGGCCTGTTCAATAGTCCATTGATTAAGGCCGCGGTTTGCCCAATCCCCTAGCATTAAATTAAGAGATCTTTTAGCTGTTTTAAGGTCATAGCCGGTGCGGACCTCTAGTCCACACCGCTCATAGGCCTCTTCGATGTAATCACTTACATCTAGTTCAAAGTCTGTAGAACCAGAAACTGCCATTATTACAAGCTCTTAGCAGAAGAACTGCGCACTGCCGCGCCGCCTTTAGCCATTTTCTTTACAGCGCCGCCGCTACGCATTTTCTTTACAGCGCCGCCGCTACGCATTTTCTTGGGCCCTTCTTTAGGCTTAGGCTTCACAGCGCCACCGCTACGCATGTAGCCCATTTTATTGCGAACTGCTTTAGGAAGCTTGGCTAACCCTTTGTTTTCTTCAGGAACTTCTTTTTTAGCCATTCCGCCGCCACGCATTTTCTTCACAGCACCGCCGCTACGCATTCCCGGCGGCTTTTTAGCCATCCCAGCACTACGCATTTTTTTTGGACCTACTTTAGGCTTCACACCCGGCATCGCATAATCTCCTGTATAACGATTGTCTTTTGTTCCAAAGATTTGCAGTTGAAACATCTTTCATGTACTGCTCATAATACCCTTTTTCTCTTAGCTTTTCTGCCGCTATTTCTAGCTTAGAAAGCCTTTGAACAAACGTAATTGCATACAAATCCTCCACTAAATGTGGAAACGTTTGGTCAAAAACCTCCTCATCTTGATCATCTTCTGGGTGGAATCCCATAACCCACAGGTCTTTTTGAATAAAAATGCCCATAGATATGGCGTCATTAATGCCATCCAGATAGTCGTGATACGTTTCTGGGTCTTCCTCATAAAACAATTCAACGTAGCAAACTACGTCAAACGTGTCGTCAAACTGCGATAGGGCCGTATACAAGCCTTGTTTTTCGTCGGAATAACTAAATACAAAACCTACGCGATCATCGGTCCATGCCTTTTTAGCATACGGACACGCGGGAAGGTCGTTAAAGAAAGGGTGAGGAGTTTCGAGGGCGTGGCTAGACCAGCCCCGGATTTCCTGCTGAATTTGTTGTTCTAGCTCTAGCATTAGGCATACCGCGTTCGCTTTCTTCTGTTTGACAGGACTGCTCCGCAGCCTTTATTCAGCTTACGCACCTCGCCGCCAGATTTAAAGCTAACTTTGGCTGCTTTGGTGTTGGCTACTACTTGTTTACCTTTTGCTCCCTCTCGCTTTTTCTTTCTTGCGGTAGAAGCTCTTTCGGATTTACTCAGGCTTTGTGCTTTTGACCGGGGCAAACAACGATCTGGGTTTGTTTTGTCTTTGGAAGTGCCGCATTCGCCTGCAATGTTGCCACTGCTGTCAATGCGAACCCATTGTTGGTCGCGCCATTTTTTAAGCTCACCCATATGTTACGCCTTGCCCTTGGCTTTTTTGGCGTAATTTGGGTCTTTGCAGTATTTGCTAGCGGCCATGTTGGCATATGCCGAAGGATAAGTGTCAAAAGTGCGTTTTGCCCACGCTTTACCCGCCGGGCAAATCTTGCTTCCCTTGCTTTTCCGAGAGGCATCGCCCCCTTTACGCAAGTAAGTGACTTGAAGCTTAGTTTTTTTGGGTCCTGTCTTAACCCGAGAGCCACAACCACCCATTTTTACCCCCAGAAATTAGCCGCAACCGGTGCAAGGACAATAAGCACCGCAATTCCCCAAATTTTTAGATCTAATTTGCTTAAAGCCTCAGAATTTTGAGCTATAAGCTCTTTTTGATCGTCTAAACGCTCTTCAATACGCTTATATCGCAAATTACATTCGGCCTCGTGCTTTTCTAAACGAGACAATACCTCTTCGACCTGCATAGTTAGCATTTCACCATGCTTTGCAAGACCAATATCTTGCGGTGAATTTGTCTTTTGCCGTGTCGCAGTTGTGACGCGCTCTAAAATTACTTCTGCGCCCCGGTTGAGACTTTTTAATCGACATATTTGGGTCGCCAAAACGCACCAACTTGACTTCACTACCTTTTTTAGCCAAAACAGCGCTTTTTTTAGACTTCCCGGGGGTCTTTTTGGGCTTGTTATAACCCGAAAAAGTTTCCCCTCTGTACTGTAATCGTCCAGAAGGGAGTCTTCGCACATCTTTCGTCGTAGCCATTAAGCAAATTTCTTCCGCATGTACAGAATAATGGTGTACGTGTCGGCACTACTGTGCCCTACCGTAGTGAAAGAAACGTCTCCGGTCTTGCCGCTTCCTGCATTGTTTGTCAGACCACCAAAAGATCGGTAATCGTGATCGCCGCTTTGGTTTTCACCAAGCTCTATGCAAAAAACATCGGACGAGGCGTCGAACAAGATCTTGACTTTCATGCCTATGCACTGCCACCAGATCCGTTCAATGACGACTTCATTGCAAGTGTCGCCATCCGCACTAGCCGATAAAGCAGAAACATCTACTTTTACGACAGCGCTTTCCCCCGTTCCATCCGAAACGTTGGTAAATTTCATTACGGCATGTTTAGGGCCATCGATTAGCGTCTGTGACGTTACAGCATCAGCCATAAAAACCTCCAAAAATGGGGGCCGAAACCCCCGCTTAGATTATTGATCAGCAAATGCCGGAGCAGTTGCGCCCGTTACGGTGCCAAAAATCTGGTAATTGGTGGTGTTCAAGCCAACGATAGTTACATCACAGCCAGCCGGTACGTTTAGCTGAATACTGCTGTTAGAGTTTCCGTCAGAAAACACAGCACTTACTTCGTTGTCGGTGTCCAAGAAAGTAACACCGCCAATGTAGAAGTTGGTGTTACCGGGGGTAACGATGATTGCATCCGTAGCATCTGCCGCGCCGCCAGCATAAACAAATCTAAAGACTGAACCAGCAATCGGGGCAGGCAACGTGTAAGTGTTGTCTTGACCGCCGTCTGGGATCAGCAAGATTCTTCCGCTGTGGGTAGCATTAGTAAGGGTTACGTCGGCGTCAGCAAGGCTTACGGGACCATCCCCAAGCGTAGCGACTTCTGTAATTGTGCCAGTGGTGGCGTTTTTGCTTACAGATTTAAAAGTGCTTTCAGAACGAACCGGTCCTGTGAAAGTAGTGTTAGCCATGTGAGTCTCCTGTCGTGGCCAATGTCATCCGCCCCATGCGGATGTCAGGATTTAGATATTTTACCATGCAAAAAGAAAGGGCGGCAAATGCCGCCCTTACCCGATCCGAAGATCTATTAGGCTCCGGGGGAGCCAAACACACAACGCCAGTCGGAAACACCGAAACTGTAACGCTCACGCGCCTTAAAGCGCATGTTGCCAGTGTCGAAGTCGCCTTCCATGGCGGTCTTGATGGGGCTACGGTTGAACAGCTTAAAGCCGTTAGGAGCGTCAGTCTTGAGGAAGAACGCATCCGTATCGGTCAAAAAGTGGTTCACAACAGCGCCATCAGGGATCATTCCCATAGACTTCATTGCGTTGAGGTCGTTGTCAGCCGTACCCGGACGGAGGTTGGAGTTAATAACTCGCTCTGCAATAAATTGCAGTTCCTTCGGGATAATCAGCTTCATACCACGTACCGCGATCTTCAGACCACGCTCGTCGGTAAAGCCAGCGATGTCGATCAGCATCTGCTCAAGAGAAGTCTCGTTGAGGTCAGCGGCTGTTGACAGTTGGTTACGCTGGTTGCCAGACAGAGAGGGGTGTGCAGAAGAACACAGAGCAGCGCCATCACCCACTGGAGAACCAGTGCTGAACGCATTGTTCAGGATGGAAGCCGCTTTGATCTGCTTGGTTTGTGACATAGATCGTGCCAAAGCACGGGTGTAACGAGAAGCAAGACGATCATAAAGATTGTCTTCGATAGCCTCTTCAGTAATGCTGAAGGCCAGTGCAATAGTCTCGTGAGTATAACGAGCAGTGAAAGTCTCCTGCGCGTCATCAAACGAGATAGAGCCGCCTTCTGACTTAACCGGCGCAGTGCCGAAGCCAGACAGCATTACTTCTTCTTCAAAAGCACGGTCTGAAGACTCTTCATCGAAGATCTCAGAATGCTCTTTTTCGTAGCGATCATACTCAAGGCCGAAGAGAGCGTTCAGTCCGGGCTCAAGCTCCTTCGCCAGTTGTGCGCGAGAAATAGCCATTACTTAGTCTCCCTTAAATACCAGTTGAGTCAGCGGTTGTTTGAGAAGCAAACGCCCGCGTGGCTGCGTTGAAGTGAGCGTTCAATCGAACGAGCAAGTGCGCACCCGCTGACGCATAATCATTATTAGCGTCATCATCAACCAGACCTACAATACGCAACGGCAGAGTAGCCGTGGTAGCAATTGTGCTTACGCCAAGCTCTGCACTTGATTTGCCCGTATCGGTAGAACCGCTACGCGCTGAAGTGCCGAGACTTGCGTTTGCAAAAACAGCCGCCAGCGCGGTTGCCCGGTTAGTGAGGGTGGCATCCGCCGCTACGACGAACAATTGGTTGGGGTTGTCAGCTACAAGAGCTTTTACCGGGTAGTTAGTGTCTACAGACACGCTACCTGATCCGGGCCAGTAGTTAAGCCATACAGGCTTCTTCTGGGTAGAATCGTGGTACTGAACCCCTACGAGGACACCGAGGGCTTGCGTAGTGCCGCCCGCAGTATCTCCGGCTTGGTCAATAACGCCTGCCGCAAGAGGAACCACGATTGCACCGTTATAGATGGCATTCGTGTTGTCACTAGCAATTTCATACTCAGTGACGCCAGTGCTGTTAACACCGCTTCCTACAAGACCAACAGGACGAAGACCAAAGGCAGTTTCTTGATTTGCCATGAGTTAATATCTCCGTTCTGTGCGGCCCTATTTCTTAGAGCCGCCAAAAGTTACACGACTTTGACGCTCGGCTTTGCCGATTGTCATAGTTGGATGAGCGTTTTCTCGCAACATATCCGATTCAACTGCTTCCATTTGATCCGCGTTTCGTTGAGCAAAATACTCAGCGCGTTCCTCCACAGTTTCAATCGGAATACGAGCGAGCATCAGACCACCCACACCAAACACACCCTCATATTTACCTGATTCAATTACCGGGGCCTCAAAATCGGGGTATTCGTCTTGGCGAACAAGCTCATAGCCTTCTCGCAATCTGGCAGAAATGTTTTTCGTGTCATCAAAACCACGCACTTCTGCCCGAATCCACCGATGTTTATAGCCCTCTGGTGCAGGCGGTGCATCTAGCATAGACGGGGGAGCCCAAGGCTTACGCCTACCCTGCTTCTCCCTTGACGATGCATCACGTGAGGAGCGCTTAATGCCCTCAAAGCTTTTCTTCTCTTCGGACATCATATTACTCCTTAACGTATTTCGCGTATTCTTCAAGCGGCACTCCCAGCTTTTTAGCAATTGCTACTTGGGTCGGGGAGAGTTTGACCCTTTTTCCATTGCGCCCAGAACTACTAGAACGTGAAACTCCAGCTACATTTTGGGCGGGCCTGCGGCTGGCTGACGAATCTTGCTCAAACTTATGCGGAAACTCCCGCTTAATTCGAGAATCAAGCTCATTATAATAATCATCGGACGTAGGATCAAATCCTTCATCTTCAATTAATTTTTTGTGAATGCCAAATGCGGCAAACGTCATGGCTTCGTCAGTGCCAAACCATGCGTTTTTACCCGCCCATTCTTCCGCTTTTACGTCCGGTTTTTGCGGTTGCGGTTCAGGAGCCGGTTGTTGATATTGTTGTTGAGCGGGCTGTTGTTGATATTGTCGCTCTGCTTGCCGTTGCGCCTGCGCGTAGTTGTTTTCTGCTACAGCCAAACGGCTAAGTTCTTTTTGCGCCGCAACCGTAGCTTCGGCATCTCCAAGCTCTACCGCTCGTTTAAGGTTGGCTTCTGCTTGTTGTTGCTCAAGGTTTAGCCTGCTCCCATACTCAGTCATGTAGCCTTGATCAAGGCTCTGCATTCGCTGACGAATTTGCTCGGTTTCGTTCTGAACGTTTTGAGCATATCGAAGCGCTTCCTCGCGCTCTCGCTCTGCGTCCCGCATTTTTTTGGTCAAACGATTAATTCGTTTTTGTACGGATTCGCTGTAATTTTCTAGCTCATCCTCTTGTTTTTCCTCGGGTTTTTGAGAAACGTCTTCGATAGCGGCTTCAGCTTCCGTGTCCTCTGCCTCAATCTCTACTTCAGTTTCTACTGCATCGCCCACTTCTAGCTCAAACTGAGCTTCTTCCGCAGCACTACTCATGCTGATTCCTCCTTAAAGGCTAAGAATGTCTTCGGGATCGTCAATTACGGCCAAAATCTCGTCATCGTTAATGATGCGACATTCGCCGCCCTCAATGCGGAAACGAGATCCGGCGTATCGGGCGAATACCACCCATTGCTTTTCTTCACACCAAGGCCCTTCCGGGAACTTGTCGGTGTCTTTGTAACAAAGCGGACCTTGCTTTACGACATAGCCCACAACCGTTTGAATTTGGGTGTCGTCAAGAACTTTGTTCGGAATGTAAATACCACCTTCAGTGGTTTCTTTACCGCGATAAGGAAGGATAAGCATCCTCCAGCCAGTGGGCTGGGGCATACGATCTAAAAGGTTTTTATCCATCGCGTCTGGATCAAGAACCTTTTGTTGCGGTTCTTTGTACAAAGATTTGACGCCTTCTTTTGCGGCATCTAAATCCAATGCTTCGGCAGCATCAGTCATCAAGTTGCTCCTGTTGTTCAAGCAGGCCCGAGAGTTCCTGTGAAATAAAATTCAGAGCAGATAATTCCCCCATGAGGTTTTGATACTGCTCCATGGACTTAACATGGTTGTTTTCCAACAATTCTGAGATGTGAGTTTTGCGGTCTTTAACCGCTCGCTGGATAAACTGAGCTAATTGGATAAAGTCCACATGCGCTCCATCTTAGAATGTCGTATCTATATAACACGACGATCTAAGATAGGCAACTAATATGTCCAAATGACGGGGGTGGTGGTGCGGATATCTACGTGTACAAACGTCTTGGCTACGCCTATTCCGTTAAAGCCAAGCTCTAACGCTTTTTCGACAATGATGCGTCTTTGTGCGCCATCAGAGACCGCAATGTCTGCGGCAATGCCTTGGGTATGCGTCCCGGGCTTTTTTTTAGCCGCTTCAATTGAATGTTTGGGGGAACGATAACCAGAGCTAATTACAAACGGAAAGCCGCAATCCTCTCGCAACTGATCTAACGTTTCTATGAAGTCCGGTTTAATTTCATTTTCGCCTGTTTCGCGGCACTTAAACTCGTCTTCTGTAAAATACTTGTAAGTCATTCTTTTTTACCAAGAAACAACCCGAAGGCTCCGGTTAGGGCCCCTGTCATCACTGACACAAGTGCGGCCTGCTCTGGGTTTGGGTCAGGGAGACCCATGAACCACTCTACGGTTCTGTAGGTCATGGCAATCATTGCAAACATTAACAGCCGAGGAATAATGCGCCATGAATTGAGTTGCTCGGGGGTCATTTTTCACGAGCAATTTGCTTAGTCTTTTCAAAAGTGCGAAGACCACCAAGGCCCAACATGCCCAGCAATACCGTTAACAGGCTTTCCATTTCAAAGACAGGCAGGTCAGGGGCTTCCACACCAAAAACTGCAATGCCAAAAACGACAAAAGGCTGACCAACAAAGTGCCAAGCCAAAGCAACCCCGCAAGTCCACCCAACAAATGGCCGCCAACCTGCGACAAAAAGCGACTTGTGCGCCGCTTCTGCCTTGTTAACTTCAAGCTGGCCCTTTGCCAATTCTTGCGCATGGCGCTCCGACATTGTGGCAATTTCATGAGCCAGCCTCGCTTTTTCGTCGGCATCAGGAATGAACTTATCTAAGAGCCCCGTGACGGGACCAATAAGAGCATCTAGCATTACAGCTAACCGAAGCCGTTAACAGCTAGTGAACCGTGAGCCGCGGAGCGCGGCACCCATGCCTTTTTTCTTGCCAGTGGTAATCTTACCCATGGCGATGTCAGGCGTCTTTTCGTCCTTAGCTGAAGCATAAGGGATAGAGCCTTGGCCCTGAATTACGGCCTTGTTTACCGGCTTTGGTGCGCTTGCCGCTGGAGCGCCATTAACTTTAACTTTCATATCATTGATTCCTGTCGAACCGCTGTTTTAATAATTCACGCTCCAGCGCCGCGTCAATCCGTGACTGCGTCTGGCGCTCCTGACTAGCAAGTCTTTGCTGGAACTCCGTAGCCTTATTCTGCATACGTTGTTGATCAAGCTGCAATTCTGCTTGGTCCATTTGGAACCCTTGTTGCTGGGCCTGCTGGTCCATTTGAAGCTCTTGTTGCTTCAATTGTATCAAAGGATCTGGGCCCTGTTGACCCTCGCCACTTATTTGCGCAGACAGTTGCTTGAGTTTCTGGAATTCTGCCGCATTGATCTGGGCCGTCATGGACTCCAATTGAAGCTCCATATCGGGCGTTAGTTCTTGGCCCCCGGTTTGTTGCATAAGTTGCGCTGTGGAAATTTCTTGCGACTTCAGCTTTACGTGTTCAATGATGTGCTTTTGAAGCGACACGGCAACTTGCGGCATCGCTCCTATCATGGGAGAAGTTCCAAACGTTAAATGCGCCATGATGTGCGCATCGTGGTCCTGACCCTCAAACGCCTTCAATTGAACGTTGTCGATAACGTCAATGTTCTCTTGAGCAGGATCTTTCGGGATGGGGTCTTCGGAGGACGGAGCAATCAAAATCTTATCTATATCATTGACGCCTAACGCTTCGTACATGCGCCGGTACGCTTCGTGCATATCGTGCATCTGCGGAGCTTGTGCCGCCATCTCAAGCTGAGACTGTGCCAAAGCAATCCGCTGGGCTTGCGAGAAGATGTTGGGGTTAGAGACCGGGACCACATCAACGCGGTCATCAAAATCTTGGCGCATGACTGTACGATCACCGCCCGCTACCGCGTAAGGGTACTCCTGCGGCAAATACTCTGACATGACCCGCGCAAGAAGTTTGAACTCCTGCTTCATGCCATAGTGCAGGCGCTTATGCACTGCACTCATAACCCGCGAGCCTTGCTCTAAGAGAGCCAGTGTAGTTCCCACAGGAGCTTGCTGGTTGCCTTCTCCAACCTTCATGTCGGTGATGGTGGCAAAGCGCTGTCCGGCCTCTACAACAAAGCCTAGAAGCTGCATCAAAGTGCCGTCGGGGCCCTTAAAGGGCAACGGCATTAAAGAGTCGCGGATCGCGCCTCCCGGAGCATCGACATCGCGGAATTCACCGGGTTGTAAGGGCTCCTCATCATCCCGTACCCGTAATCCCCGAGCCTTGAAGCCAGCAGGAAGATTAGAAAGAGTACCAGCATCAATAAGCTGGCGAAGAGCCGCCGTGGCCGTTCGGGACAGGCCGCCAATGGTATGGATAAGACCGAGACCATAGAATCCGAATCCCGGCAAAAACTTGTAATGGACGAAATATTGAATCTTTTGCTTTGTGTCATCTTGCTCGCCGTAATTACGTCGGATAGAAAGGATTTGTCCAGTGTCCTCACTAACCGTAACCACATAAGGTATTTTAATGCCTGTTGGTTCACCATCATCTCCGATTTCTTCAAACCCCGGCAAATCCAGATTTACGTGGCACTCTAACAACGTGCAGTCGTAATCAAGGTTGGTAGGCTCTACGCCACCAAGCTTGTCCATCTCATCGCGAACTTCATCGTCCGAGCCCTGAGAGGGGTGTACCGGAATGTCGCTGTAAAAGCCCATGATTTGCCGCTTACGCAAATCATTCATGGACATCTTTACTACTTGTGTAATGTTTTCGCAGGAGTCGAGATCTGTCGCACCATAGGGCACTACGATATCTTCAGCCGGAACAAACTTACTGACTGCACGATCCATCGTTTCGTCGTAATACACTTTCTTAAAAGTTGACCCTGCCAAAGGCAAATAAAACAACATCTGATCAAACTCAGGCGTGTACTCCTCCATCACGTTGGTGATGTAGTAGTTCATAAACTCTTTAACACGAAACGCCTGCGCTTCATTTGCCTTGGTCTTTTCACCCATAACCGCCGTCCGTACAGGGCCTGTAGGCGGTAAAAGCTCGTTAAATGCTTGCGCTTGAAACTGCGTGGCAGCTTCCGCTAAAAGAGGGTGTGTGACGCCCGTAGCGCCTCTAAACGGCAACGTCCTCTCTTCGTAGGAATAACCTAGAAGCTCTAGCCCTTTGGAGTACGCATCTTCCCACTCGGAACGAGAAGACTTGTTGGATTCAAAATCGCCTAAAAGCTCAGAAGAAAGTTGACCAAGCTCTCTGTCGTCCAACTCCTCTGCCAAGTTGCGGTAGAAATCACCACCGCCAATACCAGCAAGGGCCATCGGATCAAAGTCAACAGTGACGCCACCATCATCTTCCGCCTCAATTTCTATGCCTTCAGGAAGAACTTCATCCATAGCTCCCACAAAAGTGCCGGGAGCGGCAATTTCAATGTCCAGTTGCATTTCTTCTTCTGAAATCTCTGGTTGCATTGATGTTCCATCCATTAAGGATGAGAGAAGTGCCTTATCGTCACCGTTGGCCATTTAGATTTTCCTGTGTGTTGGACCCTGCAAAAAGCCGCATACGTCCAATTCTACCACTAAGGGCTGTGCTTGTCGTTATTGCAGAGGATTAGATAGCGCGTCCATTGCATTCCAAAGATCGTTTATTTCCCTTGTCAGCTTCTTAACCTCATCGTCATATTTTTCTACGACGCCTGCTTGGTTTTTGACAGTTATAGCGCTTTCTCCGGCTTGCTTTTCTGCCGCCTCTATTCGGTCACGCAAATCTAGTAACTCTCTCTGGCGCTCCATGATTTGCTCAAGATTAGCGCCTAGCTCGGACAACTTTCCTTGAAGACCGCTTATGTTTTGGTCCGTAAGTCGTTGTTCTACAAGACTAATTCTGTCAGTAATTTCTGTGAGGTCAGGAACTACAATAGAATTAACGCTTCCCTCAATAACATCGATCCGGGAAAAAAACTGGCTGGCGGCCCAAATACCGCCACCCAGAGTGGACGCCATGGATAAAAGAATGGCGATCCACACCCCCTTGAAAGAAGTGCCTCCGACGTTTAACTCTACGTTATCCAACGCCATATCAACCCCCTACACAAGCGTCTACAATCGAAGGATCTTGGAAAAACGCACACGGGTTGTATGTTGGGCCCGTTTTGTAGAAGTTGCTGTTTTCGCCTTGAGTCAAGATATCCGCAGTTGTTTTGAAGTAACTGGTTACGAGAACTGCAACCTGTGTTTCCACACCAGCAAACTTAACAACAACTTCGCCCGCGGCGGCATCAAAGTATGCTTCAGTAGCATCTTCATAGGTCGAATCCATGCTATCCGCCTGCTGGTTTGCAGAATCAATTAACGTTTCGTCGCCTGCAACTGCCATAAACGCCGCCGCAGTCTGGGTGTTTTCCTCGACTGTAATCAGCGCATCGTTATAAATATCTACATCAGATTGCTCAAGAGTTACATCATTTGTTGCAATATATTCTTGAACCGCCGTAAGGGCCTCGCTATCTCCCGCAGCTTGTGCATCTGCCGCAATTTCATTGACCCTTACCACTTCAATAACCGCTTGAGCCGCATCCACATAAGCATCAACAGCGTTATTTACATTGCTCATTGCTTGATCTGCGGCATTGTCAAAATATTCTTGAGCGCCAACATCAACCGTGTATGTGGCGTTCTGTACAGCCGTTACCGCCGCGTTGTAAGCGTTTGCTTGACCATGGCTAATTATTCCATTGTCTACTGTTCCCGTGGGTGCAATGCCGCCAACGCCCGCGTAATACGCCATGCCGCCAACGGCTCGGATGCCATAGTCAAAGGTAGATCGAATCGATGCGCTCGTGTTTACGAGATCATCAATTTCCGTTATCGCTAAGGCTGGTGCGGAAGCGCACACTAATGCTAGCGTCACTATCTGTTTCTTCAATTTCATTTACTTCCCCTATATTCAGCACGAGGTCGTAGTATTCTTTCTTGTCGTCGTAGTTCGGTATAAGGGCTTCGGGGCTTCGTCGCATAGCTAAAATTGCCGCTCTACCGACCACTAACTTGCCATTCACTAGAATTGGACAAGGCGTACCAGAAGAAAACATCGCCTCCCAAATTGTATTTTCTTGACACATCAAGGCTACCGCCGCAATGCTCATGCCCAATTCTTTTAGGGTCTTTGCATCTTTTCTGCGGTTGCACTTTGGGTCTTGCATATAAATACCGGAGCTAGCGCCAAAAACTACTAGCTGTAGTCCGCCGGTTTTAGATTTCAAGCAGGTGTCGTTCCCAGAACTCATTAAGCTGGGCGCAATTGCACTGTACACGGGCATCTCGCTACTGGAGCCAGCCCCGTTGTACGTTTTGGAGTTGTTAGTTGTGCTGTTGTTGGAATTAACCGTGCTGTCTTGGGTATTGGTGTTTAAATCACCATCCTGATCGTTTTGTGCGAAGACAGCACTAGATACCAACAAAAATAACGCCAATACACGCATGGCATGTTCATTACACGCAGTTTAAGACCCACGCAAATTATACCACGCTATTAGTTACAGGTTACTACGACTTTGTTGTTTGAGTCCGTGGTGATGACGCAACCGTTTGCCTTCAGCATTTCCTGCATAATGAGGTCGCTTTTGTTGAGGTAGCTCAACCAATCTTCATTGGTTTCATGGATACCAAGCATTCCTTGAATGCCTAAGACCTCGGCAGTATTAAGACCCTCAGTCCCCATCGTCACAAGACTTGTAAAGCCGCTAGTGCCAAGGGTCGTCAGGCTGTTCATGCCGTTAGTACCAAGA